GAAGTCGTCTCGACGTCCGCGCCGACATCCCCGACACAGATCCGCGGCGCGGGTTCGTTCTCGCCGAAGTTCGCGTCGACAAGCGGGATCACGAGCTGACGGGTGCCCTGGTCGGCGAGGAACTCGGCGTCGGCCTGCTGCGCCATGATCAGCAGGTCCATGACGGTCTCGCCAAGCGACCGGTTGCCGCGTTCGGCGCCGGCCATCGTCAGCAGCAGCGTCACGGTCGCGCGGGCCATCTGTTGGTCGCAGAACTGCGCGAGCTCGGCGTGGTTCGGCAGGGTGCCGGTCATGCCTTTCAGCTCGGCCGTGAAACCGGGCGGCAGGCCGAGGCCGGCGCTCTCGGAAGCGCGGGTCGTCGACGCGATCCGCTGCGCCTCGGCGATCTGCTGCGGCGTCGCGCCGGCCGGTGCGGTGACCTGCCAGATGCCCATGCCGTTGCGGCGGTTCGAGGTCGGCCAGACACGCATGACCTGCGACTTGATCAGCCACGGCGCGTAGCAGGGCCGCAGCAGCGACTGGCCGAAGTAGTTCGAGCCCTCGCGGTTGCGGACGTAGTGCACCAGCCGGTGGTCCGCCGTCGTGATGAGCGTGGTGTCCTTGCCGACGATCGAGCCCTGCGCGACCGCGTTGAGCGTGCCGTCGTCGTTCAGCTTCAGTGCCGCGATGGTCTGCGGCATCCGCTCCTGAACGATGTCCAGCGCCCACCGCCCGTCGATGCCCTGCGTCCACGCCTGCTCGAAGAACGCGTGACCGAACACCCGGTACATGCCGGCCAGGCGCAGGTGATCGGACCAGGTGAAGCGGCGGCGGCGCGCGCCGGTAGCGGCCTGCACCTTGCGGTCGGGCTCGTTCTGGTCCGGTTCGTCGGCCCAGCCTTTGATCGGCAGGCCGAGGTCGTCGGCGGTCTTCGTGACGACCTCGTCGCGGCAGCCGGCGGGGTCGAGCGACCAGTGGGCGCGTTCGATCGGGCCTGAGTAGGCCTGCAGGATCCCGGCGGCCATCGGGTCGTGCCGCATCGAGGCGTACGCCTTGACGGATTCGGGGTGGATGAGCGCCGGGACGTGCTCGAGCAGGAAGTCGACAGCCGTGGTGTAACCGTCGAGGGTGAGGACCGCGGCGTCGTCGATGTACCCGCGCAGCGATTTTGGAAGGTTACTGTCCGCCACCGCAGTCACTCCTCCTCGATACGTGGCTACATGGGCATCGACATCAGGTCGTATTCGGCCGGCTCGTTCGGGTCTGCGGTCAACGCGGCCATCCGCCGCGGTTCGGTGACGCTGGCCGGCTCCGGCGGCAGCCAGTGCGCCGCTGCCACGCGAGCCGCGTAGCCGAATACGTCAACGACGTCGTCATGCGCGCCGTGGTCGAACACCGCGAGCTCGTCGATCCAGGTCTGCACCCATGGCGCCTCGGCGAGCGACGGCACCCACAGGCGACCGGCGTCCAGTCGCGCGGCGGCGGGCAGTGCGCGTGTGAGCTTGTCCTTGTCCGGCTTCAGCTCCGTGATCGGCACACCGTCCCGGCTGGCTTCGTACACGAAGGTGGTGCCAAAACCGGCAGGTTCAACGAAGACTGTCCCGGCGTCCCACTTCGCGCGCAGAGCCTTGATCGGCGCCCAGTGATCTGCCGGCGCAAGATGGGCGCGCAGACCGTCGAGAAGGACAAGGTCCCCGTCTGCCGTGATGCCCCACACTGCTGCGACGGTGTAGTCGGCCGACGTCCGTGTGCTGGCAGCCAGATCGACGGTCAGGAACCGCCAGAGCGTGTCGATGTAGACCGTCCGGTCGTCGCAACTGATCGCCGGAAGATTGACCGCAGCCCGCGGGCACGCCGTCCAGTAGCGGAAGTTGGCGCGCTTGAACAGATTGCCTTCCGCCGGCGCCGGCCGCTGCTGGTACAGCGCTGCCCAGACGTATTCACCGACTGAGCGCCGGATCGCGTCCCAGTCTCGGTCGCCTCGCGCCGAGACCATCGCTTGTCCCGGTTCGCGTCCCAAGGGGTCGTCCTGGCTCTCGGCGATCGCCGGGATGGAGACGACGCGCCACCGGTCCGGCTCCTCGGTGAGCAGCTGGCCGCCCATGTCTCGCTCGTCCCACCGCGTCTGGATCAGCACGACCTTGGCGCCCGGGCCGAGCCGGGGCACCGCGACTGCACGCCAGAACCGCATGCACCGTTCCCGGTACACCTCGGACTGGGCCTGCTCCAGGTCCTTGAGCGGGTCGTCGATAACGAGTAGGTCGACGGGCTTGCCCGTGAGCGCGCCGCCGATGCCGACGCAGTACACGCCGCCGGTGTGGCCTTCGATCTGCCAGCGACCGGCGGATCGCGAGTCATCGCGAAGCCTGATCCCGAGATCGGCGGTGCCGTCGTCGCCGTTGTACGTCTGCGCATCGAGTTTGATGTCCGAGCCGTGCCGGCGTGACATCTCGTCGGCGTAGGACACGATCGCGACGCGCCAGTCGGGACGCTCTGACAGCACCCATTCGACGAATCGGCGCGACACGCGTACCGACTTGCCCTCCTGCGGAGCCATGAACACGGCTAGCCGATCGGTTTCCGGGTCGTCGATCAGGTTCACCAGTTCGGCGTCGATCAGATCGAGCGCGGGTGTCTGGACTGTGTTCGGATCGAGCGCTAGCGCGAGCGCACCGGGTGTCGTCCAGCGGCGCAAGGGCGGCTCGAACGTTCTAGCGGCTGCCTCCCACAAGCTCAGCGTCATCAGGCACCGTCCGGTTCTTGCGTCGGTTGCAGTCCCAGTGCGCGAGCTGGACGTTGGCGTAGGCGTGAGTGCTGCGGGGATCCACGACCGGGATCACGTGGTCGACCGTCGCGCACATCGGGTCCGGCATTCGGAGTTCCGGGTCGACTGGTTCGCCGCAGAGCTGACAGACGCCGCGGTCACGCTCGAAGACGACGGCCGGGTCGACGAGCTCGGCGACATCGTCGGGCAGATCCGCAGCGATGCGCCTGTCCCGGTACTTTCGCGCCAGCATCTCGGGCTTGTTCGCCGCGCGCCAGGCCCGCTCACGCTCACGTACGTGCTCCGCGTTTGCGTCGCGCCATGCCTTCTTTCGGGCGAAAACCGCGTCAGGGTTCGCCTCGGCAAACGCAATCCCGTATGCCCGCTGTCGCGCACGAAAGGCTGGATCGTGTGCACGTCGGTACGCCATGTAGTGCCGGACGCACAGGTTTCGCGCTTCCGGGGGGTTCTCGCAGCCGTCGACGGAACATGTCGCGTCTTGGCGCTCGCGCACGGGACCGCCTGCCGTTGGCGCACCATGCCTACGCCAACGCGCGTAGTGCGATTGGCACCAGCCCCGCGCGAACACTGGCCGCCCACAATCGGCGATCGAACATGAACGATGGCTATCCTGCACGGAGCCCTCCGATTGGTGATGCAATCTCTGGGTCAGAGGCCGTTCGACGTTGGCGCGTCGGGCGGCCTCGCTGATCTTGATCTTACGCCGAGACAGCCCGAAGATGGCGCGGAACCACTTGCGCCACAAGGGCTTCTTGCTCTTTCGAGAGATTCAGGTCGGCGAGGATTCCCCTGATGACCTCGACTACAAGGGCCCCCTGGGCTTCCGCGAGCTTGACCTGACGCTCGGCGATACCGCAGCGGATGGCTTCGCGGCACACAACCACGAGGCGGTCACTCCAGGTGCCCAGCAGCTCGAGCCAGACGTTCGGCCCTGCCTCGTACGTGACGCCGCGGTCCTCGCCGCCGACCTTGTTGCGGGTCTGGCCCCAGACCAGCTTCTCGTCGCTGGTGATCGCGGAGACCTTGTCCCGCAGCCACGCCACGTAGCCGGCGGTCCACTTCACCGCGTCGAGCAGCGCCTCGGTCGGCGTCGTGTCGACCGGCTCGCCGAAGCGCCGCATGACCTTCTCGGCCTTCGCCTCGGCCTGACGGCGCTCGCCGGCGGACTTGTTCTGCTGAGCAAGACCGCCGTGCCGGTCGCAGATCGCCTGCCCGTGCATCGGCGGCTTCGTGCACGGACCGCCTGGGTCGGTCGGGTGGTTCTTGCTCAGGTGTCCCTTGCACGACGGGCCGCCGTGCCGCGTGACGTGCTCACGTTCGCAACGCGCACACTTGCTCACGGTTGCGGCCTCCGGACATGCCACAGTCCGATCGACTCGGGGGTGTCGACCGGACTGTGGTGAAAGTGATCTTATGGACTATTAGGGCCCGCGGGAAGCCCTTGCAGATCAAGAAACCCGGCGAACCGTTGAGGCTCGAACCGGGCTGCGGACACAGTCGTCCTACTGCGGATCAAGGTGACACAGCTTGAAATCGCTGTCAAGCAGCCGGAGCCCGGCGCGTCCGAAATCGCTCACACACAGCGTCGAGGTCGTACAGCAGCGCGCGAGTGCCCACATCGCATGCGACAGGCTCGCAATAGCGCCGCACGCTGTTGACGTGCCGACCGGCGAACGCAGCAGCAGCGGCTCGGCTGCCGAGCAGCGTCCTTCCGTGAAGACGCGGCTTCGTGTAGCCGGTCGGCTTGCCGTTGTGGTAGCTCGTCATCGCTTCGCCGCTTTCTGGTCCTGTTCCAGCATGAGCCGCAACCGGAGATAGTGAACGCCGGACCAGGTCGATTTGCAGCGCGTACAACTGATCGCGTCAACGCCGGCCGTGACGTACAACCGCGCCCCGCAGTTGACGCACTTGCCAATCGGCTGCGGCCACATCCCGGCGCGCGTCGCGTGCGCCAGTACCCGGTGGAACGCCTCCAGGTCGTGCGCGTAGTCGTCGATCCACAGCTGCTGCGCTATCCAGTGCCGCTCGCGATGCAGAAGCCGCAGCGTGACCGTCCACGGGATCCGCCAACGGATCGCCTCAACGGCCGGCGCAGCGCAACCACGGGCGTCGACGGCAAACGCTGCGGCGGCGAACGGCAGCAGCTGCGACGGGTGCTCCTCGTCGACTAGGCGCAGCCAGGCCTCCAGGTCGCCGACGATGTCGGGCACCGCGTCGTCGTCGCCGATCCACTCGGTGGCACGGCGATCGGTGACCGCCATGACGTCCAGCCGGCCGGGCGCCGGTGAACCGACCCGCGTACCGCCGCGGCCGTCAGTCAGGCCGCTGTTCGGCTCCACGAGTTCGGGCAGCAGCGCGAGCAGCTCCTCGAGCTGGCGCAGCGTGTCGCCGAGCCAACCGAAGTGCCGCTTGCACAGCAGCCCGACGTGACGCTCGGCGTGGTCGGCGTGCTCCAGGACGCAGTCCGTGTCCAGCAGCCGGTGCGGCGCGCCCGACGGTTGGCCGCATAGGCCGCAGCACATGGGTACGCCGGCCGCCGCAACGCTCAGGGGTGACCGCGTCACGACGCGTCCCGCCACGAGAAACCCGGCTCACTGGCCTCGGCCTTGATCGCCACGCCATAGAGCTCGGTCTGCATCGCCGCCACGAGCCCCGCGGTCGCGTCCGCTGCCTCGTCCTCGGGCACGGCCAGCACGAGCTCGTCGTGCACCGGCAGCAGCGTCGCGTCGCCCCAGCGGGTCTCGCGCAGCCGGATCAGCGTGTCGATCAACAGCTCGCGCGCGGTGCCCTGGATGCAGTAGTTCGGCGCCTTGTGCGGGAACGCCGCGGGCAGGTGCACGATCCGGCCGGAGTACGTCGGGAATTGCGTCTGGCCAGCCTTGACGGACTCGCGAACGCGCTGCGACCACGCGGACAGCTCGGGCAGCATCGCGTCGAGCGCGTCGATGATCGCGGCGGCAACGGTCTCGCTGACGCCCACGCCTCGCGCGATCGCGGGGATCCCGCCGCCGTAGATCCGCCCGAAGACACCGCGCTTGACGGCGTAGCGGTCGGCCTTGGTCGCGCCGGGGCCGAACGCCAGGCGGGCGATCGCCCAGTGCACGCCGTCGCCCTGGCCGGCGTCCTCCTCGGCGATCAGCCGGCGCAGGTTCGAGTCGCCGGACAGCGCCGCGGCCACGCGCAGCTCCACGCCGGCGAAGTCGGCCGAGATCAGCAGCTGCCCGGGATCCGCCGTGATGCACGCGCGGTAGCCGCCCTCGCGCGGCACCTGCTGCAGGTTCGGGCGAACGCAGCTCATGCGGCCGGTGTCGGCGCCGAGCGTGTAGACCGTGGGCCGCGCGCGGCCGTCGCCGCGGTCGACCAGCTGCCGGTACGGCTCGAGGATCAGGCCGAGGGCGGTCTCGGACTTCTGGTAGTCGAGCCGGGCGCGCACGAAGTCGCCGAGCGGGCCGGCGGTGCCCTTGTACGGCTCCAGCACACCGGCGGCGACGCTGACCCGGCCGGTCTTCGTGGTGGGCAGCCGGGCGCCGAGCTGCACGGCCACGGCGCCGACCTGCTGGTCGCTGCCGGGGTTGCTCACGCCGAAGCCGGTGAGGCGCGCGGCCGCGTCGGCCAGCGCGGCCCGCTCGCGGGTGAGCAGCTGCTCGATGTGCTCGCCGTCCAGCCGCAGGCCGCGGTGCGCGACGCGAGCGGTCATGCGCTGCGCGGTCCGCTCGCGCTCGAGCAGTGCCGGTTCCACGGCCGGCAACCGGCGAGCCAACGCGGCGTCGTCGAGCACGTCACTGGCGGCGTAGCGGATCATCGTCGTGCAGCGCGGGTCCACCTGGGCCCAGCCGGAGCGCTCGACCGGCGTGGTCGCCTTGGTGTCGGTCAGCCAGCGGCCGGCCTTGAACAGCGCGGCACGCGCGGCGTCGGCCGGAGGCGAGACCGCGGCGTCGCCGAGGACGGCGCCTGCGAGCTGCTTGAGCCCGGGATCGCTGCCGGTGCTCGCGGGGTCGGCGAGCTTGGCCGGGATCACCGTGTCGTGCATCCGGTCCCAGCCCTGCTCGAGGACCAGGGCACCGACCTCGGCGAGCGGGATCAGGTCCGCTGTCGCCGAGTGGGCATGCAGCACGGCCGCCTGGTCCAGCAGGACGCCGGCCAACGCCCGGTGGTCGGGATCGGCGGCGTCGAGCACCACGGCCGCGTGCTCGTTGCCGAGCTGGATCGTGCGCAGCGCGAAATCGGCGTGCCCGATCGGGTAGCCGGTGGTTTCGACGTCGACCGTGAGCTCGGCGGCCATCGCAAACGCCCGGTAGAGCTCCTCGACCTGGGCGAGCGTGATCGCGGTGACGCTGCCGTCGCGGGTGACCAGGGCGGGCAGCTCGACGAGCTGGCCGGCCGCCTCGGCGACCTTGGCGGCAAC